TTTGTGCCGTATGCGCCAAGTGTGGCGTATCCGCCCGGTGAGCGTGAAGTCTTTGCCGAACCAGATTCAAGCTGCGCCAACGCCGAAAGTAAGTTCGTAATCGGCTGCCCATTGATCGGATGACTCCCCGCCGCGAGGCCGGCTCCATACACACCGTCCGTCACCGTGGCCGCATTGCCTGCGCTGGTGGCAAAGCTCACGCTGCCGTTGGTGGCGGTGTAAAGTAGCTGCTGCGAACCATCCGTTGCCGTGGTCGTCAGTCCAATAAACTTCCACCAGCCGCCCGGCGGCACTTTGAAGCTGATGGTGTTGCTCGTTGCACCCACTACCGCTACCTCGTTCTGGTAATGAAAGAACAGCGTGTTGTCACTGTTCGTCACCGCCGCTTGGATGCGGCCCGCCGTGGACGTGCCGAGCCTCGCCTCGCCATCAATCCAGTGCGGCGTGCTGTTGGTGTAAAAGTTGGCAATAACAGCCGCCACCGTGTTGTTGGTCAACACGCCGCCCGTGCCGCCTGAGCCGCCGCGTGAGGGCGGATACACCGGGGGCGGGGCAAAGCACTGCAAAAGGCAAAAGGCGTACAGCAGTCCGAAGGTCAGAATGCCCATTATTAATTTTGAATTTTTCATTTTGAATGGATCAGCCGATGTCCTCGCTCACCATGGCGCGCGGGGTGACGGTGGAATAGATGCTCACCACGCCGCTGTAAGGGCCGAGCGGCAGGCTCGCGCCGTAGCCGTCATCCTCCACGGTGCAGGGCGCGAGGATCACAGTGAAATCCGTGTCACTGCAGCCCGTGCCTTTCTTCACGTAGAGTTTGGTGGTGGACAGGTTCTGCACCAGCCCGTCCCGCCGGCCGTAGTTGGCGGCGAGCACGTCACCATTGGCGGTGCGCAGGGTGCTGATAGTTTTGTGAACGGGGTTGGAGGTAACGGTGGGGTGTCCCATAAATTGTGTTTAGTTGCAGACGGTGAGTTGGCGGCTTTGGCCTTGTTGACGTTCCAGCTTGTCCAGTTCCACCAGCAACAACGGGTAGCCGGCGGTCATCTGGATGGTGAAATTCTCGGGCATCTCCTGCTCCTTGTTGGTGAGCATGGCGTAGGCGCTCTGCGCCACGTATTCCGCCAGGTAATACGGGAACACCACGCGATCCCACTTGGCGGGAGTGGTGGTGGGGCTTTGCCCCGCGCTTACGGCCGCGTTGGCGATCCAGAAATCTCCCGTGGCAGCATCATACTTCTGATCCCCGCTCACATACGTGGCGGTATCGCTGCGGGTGGCCCCGCTGAACACTGGGCAGGGTTTGCGGAATTCCGGATAGATCACACTGGCAGTGCCCAGCACTTGCAGGTAATTCTGCCGCGTCCAGAAGTCCGGCCCGCGCCCGCCTGCCACGCGGCGGGCCATGCCGTAGCGCGGATCTGCCGCCCAGATGACCTTGCACTCGCCGATCTCTGTCGTGCCCGTTTGCGCGAATTCCAGCGACCGCACGAATGGCGTGAGGATGCCGAACTTGGTGGCGTCCAACGTGGCGCTCGCGCTGGTGTGCGCGGTGTGGCACTGGTAATAACGGCGGTTGGCAGGGTTGCGCACGATGCGCCCCACGGTGTAAGCCGTGGCGTTCGCATGATCGTCCCCAGAATAGCTTGCCGCGCACGCCGCCCAGTAGGCGGAATTCTCCACATAACTGCCCGCACTGCCCGTGGCGGGGGCTTGCGCGGCGGGACTCTGCGCCACGAGGGTTTGATAGTAACTGTCCGTCTGCGGGAAATAGCGTTCCACGGCGGCCGTGGTGGTGGGGGCGGTCACGTTCTCCGCGGCATCGTAATACGGGCGGAACGTCCGCTCCTCGATGAGCGTGATGTCCGGATGAAAGAAGTGCTCGTAACCCAGCCGGAAACAGAGATTGATCTTGGCCTCGGCCAGCGTCTTGTCATCCGTGTTCAAGCCATCCGCATCCCCCAGATAACTGGCGATGCGATCGAGAACGCTGAGATAGGTGACGCGGCGGCTCACGAGGAGGGTTGAGGGTTGAGGGTTGAGGGTTGAGCGCGGCCAGCCGCGCCGTAGCTTTTGCGAAGGCGGGTGGTGGGCATCTGCCGTGGGCCGACGAACACGGGCAGATCGGGATTGTCCCGCTTCAGGCTGCGCAGGTTGGCGTCGTCATCAAAGAAATGTTCGTCCTCATTCTTCCAGCGGTGATACAGCTTGGCGGGGATGGTGGCCTTGCGTTGGAAATCGGATTTGGGATTCTGCTTGAAGCCTTGCATGAGCCGGGCCACGTGCCGGATGGCGTTGGGCGTGCGCGCCTTCTCGCGAGTGAAATACCGTTGCAAGAAACCGCCGTCCTTCAGCTCGCGCCAGAACCATTCCCGCAGGCAATTGGCCGAGCCTTTGACCGTGGGCACGAAGATGCCAGGGCCACGGCGGGCGGTCTGGACGGGGCGGCGGAGCGCGCTGGCTTGGCGCACGTCCGTGTATTTTCCAGCGGTTAAAAGCATTTTGAGGGAGGGGTTGGCGGCGATGCCCACGCACGCCGCCAACCCACATGACAACCCAACTCATCCAACCTACGAAAACCGCACCCGCAGACAGGCGGGTGCGGAATGTGTCTTACGCCTGAACGTCGCGTTCAGCGGCCCGGCTGATGCCGACCCAGATCCACACTTCACCCGCTGTGACTGCGCCCGAGCCGAGAACGGCGTTGGCCACGAGGTTCACGGCGGTGTTGGTGGGATACGGCGTGACGCTGGCTACCGCAGCCACATACTTGGCGGCTGCACTCTTCACGTCACTCGCGGCGGTGAACTGCGTCAATGCACCGACCACGCCTGTGGAAACCGTGCCCGTGGCTGGCCCTGCCAGATACGTTTTGGTCTCTTGGATGACGCGATGCACGATGTCCCCCACAGCCAACGCCGTGAGGACGTGCGCCGTGGTGGTGTTGGTGACGAAGTCCGATTGTTCCAAGATGTAAAGGTCTGTGAGACCTTGCTTGGTGTATTGCAAACTTTTGAGAGGATATTTTTTCATAACGTTCGTTCGTTTCGATTTTCGTTTGGTTTAGAAATCGGCCAACTCTTAAGAGTTGTAGATTTTTCCGTTGCCTTTGGGTGAATCGCACACGTTGGCGAACATGCACTTGGCGTAAGCAGTCGGTCCGCCACCGTTGTCGTCCTGATCCACGCTGTGCAGATCATCGAACATGTCAATGTGCCAGAGGTCCGGGTTGAGCAGCAGGAACGCCTCGTCATCCGCTGCGCCGGTGGTGGCATCCGTCTTGATGAAGTCATCCGTCATGAACTCCACCCGGCCGAAGCTGGATTCAAACACATTCACCATCATGGTGATCTCGTGTTCGTCCGCCATTTCCTGCACGCGATAGCGCGCATTGCTGCCCACGTCCACGCGGGTGAAGTGATCCACGGTGTCAATGGCGTTCGCGCCACCGAGACCCAGATACGTGCGCTTGCCGCCATACACCTTGCGCAAGGCTTTCAGGACGCCGTTCAGGTCGTCCTCGGTGAAGCGTGTGCCGGCAAAGCTCTTGCCGCTCACGATGGCTGTGGAGGGTGTGCGGAACGCGCTGGGCACAGCGTTGCTGGCTTGCGCGCTGGAGCTGACCCAACTGAACGCGCCGCGCGTGACCATGTCCGCCTCGCTCGTGCCACCGCTGGTGTCCTGATCGCCCAGGCAGATGGCTTCCATGTCCCGCTTCATCTCCAGAAGCGTCTTGGACTTGGCCTTGCCGTATTCATCATCTACGGCGGCCTGCCCACCGTTCTGGCTGATGATCTGTTGCACGTCCGTGACGCCGTAGCTCTCCATCATGCGGTGGATATAGACGCCGAAACGGGAACGCGCGCTGGCCTTGTTGCCACCCTTGGCGGCATCCGTGCCTTCCTTGGTGCCGCTGCGCTTGGGCGCGCGGAGTGTGTCCCCGAGGGTTTCCACGAGAGTGGATTTGGGGGCTGGACCTTTCTTCACGCGGGAGACGAACGGCGTCTCCTGAGGTTCCAGCACGGTGAGGACATTGCGCAGGTCCTCGCGTCTGCCGCCGGTCACGCCGGGCGAATAAGCTGATGCATTCATGTTACAGTTTTGGTTTCCAACACGGCACTAAGCGTGTGCCCCGCCCGCGAACTGTCTGAACTTTAGGCCCGCTTCAAGCGTTGCTTGGCGGACTCCCATTTCTGCAAATCTTCCTTCTTGCCTGTCTTCTTGAACTGCTCTTCCGCTTTCTTGACGGCCTGCTGGGCTGTGGTCTTGGCATCTGCCGGACCGGCCTTGCCGCCGGGGGCTTCGGTGACCACTTTGGTCGGCTCGCGGCTGGGCGGTGCTTTGCGGCTGGCGGGCGCTTGGCCTTTGGCCTTGGCCTCTGCCACCGCAGCGGCTTCTCCCCGCAGGTAATGCCCTACCACCAGCTCGTAATCCGGGAACTGCTTCAACCCTGGCATGGCCGTGAGCATGGCTTTGAGCCTTGCTTGTTCGGGCGCGTCCGGCTTGGTCAGCCACGGATAAACCCTCACCGCCAGCGCGTGTGATTGCTGATACGATTGCTGGAAGTTGTCTGCCACGCGTTGCTCGGCCAGCTTGCGCTCGGTCATCAGTTCGGTGCGTTTGTCCCGCAACCGTTCCAGATGGTCGGACACCTCGTCTCCGGTGAGCATCGTCTTGCCGCCTTGCCCGTCGTCTATCTCCACGCCGTTGGGGTTGGATCGGAACAATTTGATGAACCCGTCCACCTCGCTGATCTGGCTGGAGAGCTTGGCCACCGCCGGGTGTGTCCCCTCTGCCTTCGGACCTCTGTCCTCAGACTTCTGGGTCTTGGCGGTTTCCAGTTCGCCTTCCAACTCGGTCAGCTTTTGCTCGGCTTGCAACCGGGCGTTGCGTTCCGTGTCCCGCTGATCCACCAGCTTGGGGATGCGCTTCTGCAGGATCTGCAGCGCGCCTTTTGCCCCGGCTTTGGTCAGCTCGTCAATGAGCGGTTGCAGTTCGGTGTTCAACCGGGCTGTCACCACGTCACTGATCTGGGCGGGTGCGGCTGGCTCGTCACCGGCGGGAGCATCGTCACCCACGGGCGGTTCATCTCCGGGCGGTGCGTCATCGCCTTGCGGCTCGTCACCGGCGGGTGTGTCGTCGCCTTCGCCGTCGTTCGGAATTGCAGATTGAGAAAGAACAGGAGGCTTGTCATCCGCTTCATCGCCAGTGTTGGCGGGCAACGGCTCGCGGCTCGTTGCCGGGGCGGACGGTTTGCCATCGGTCTTGGGGCTGGGTGCAGGTTTCTGAGTCAGCACTTTGCCGAGTTGCGCCACGGTCAGATTGGCCGCTGGCGCGGGTTCAACAGGTTTCATGCGTTTAACGCCCGCAAGGGGCAGCAGTTGGGGTGTGACTACCGGGTCTCGTTGTGATCCCCGGGCGGGAAGCCAACAGAACTTCCTCGCGTGTGTGCGCAGTTACGCTCCGGCGCGAGAGGGACGCAAGGGGACGCCTTGGAAGTTTGCGGAAGTTAAGGGAAGTTGACGGAAGTTTGGCGCGATTGTGATTTCACGGCTCTAGCCAAAACTCAGAAACTCAGAAGGAAATTTGCCGCACCCTTTTCTGAGTTTATGAGTTCCGGCTTAATCCTCCGGCTGGCCTCTGTCCTCTGACTTCTGCCGTCTGATCTTCTCCGGCGTGCAGGCGGCGCGCACGCGGTTCTCCAGCATGTTCAGCGCGTAACGGCTGCCGGCGGCGTGCGCCATCACGCCGTGATGCAACGCGCGCGGCGGCAGCGCGGCATCATCACTGGCGGATTCCTTCTCATCCCACACCACGCGCAACACAGCCGCAAAGCGCGGATCGTTGCACAACTGTTTCAGCGTGGCGTCCCGCTCGTCCTCTGGCATGGCCAGAGCCAGGGCTTTCAGTTTGGAAAAGGTCATGCGTTGGAAAGCATCTTGGGTTTGAACGCCGGGCCGCCGCGGCCGATCACCGCATTCGGTCCGCCGGGCGCGTTCTGATACGCCTGTTGCAGATCCTTCATGCGCTTGTCAAACGCTTTCTTGGTCTGCTCGTTGTTCCCGTAGAGCTGCTGCGCGTATTGGTTCTGCTGGAAGGTTTCCTGCAAGGTCTGCATGCGCAACTGATACGCCTGGCCGGGCTTGACGGCCACCGGGATGCCCGCCATGAGCGACACGAACACACGCTGCTGTTCGTCCTCCACTTCCTGCATGGACGCCGCCTCGCCCGGTTTGATGAGCCGCTCGCTCAGGTTCGGGTCAACAATATCCAACGCCACCATCAAGCCCTCGCTGCGATCCAACTGGCCCGTGGCGTCAAACGCATACGCCGTCTGCAAGCCGTCCAGCTTGGCCTTCTTCATCTCGGGATCAAGATTGCCGATGTCAAAGCCCACGCTCAGATCGAACTGGCCTTGGATGTCCTCCCGCGAACTTTGGATGGGTTTGCCCTGGCTGCTGCCCACCACGCGGAAATAAAACTGATCCGGCATGAACTGCTGACAGAGTTGCAACACCTGCGTGTCCACGCGCGCGTGGCCATACATCCAATCATCCGCCAACTTCTGCTTGAGATTCATGCTGTCCATCATCGCTTCCGGCGCGGGGTTGAACCCGAAATAATCATCCGTAAACAGTTGCACGGTCATCTCCTCTTCCTTGCTGCCGGGATCGTGCCGGGGCACGTCCATGAAGCCGTAACGGTCTGGCGTGTTGGTGGGCACTTGCACGCCCGGCCCCCATTTGTCCGGCGCTTGACCCATGGGATGAAAGCTGGGTGGGAGGGTGGCGATGCTGGCGCGATCCTGCCGCATGTCCCACTGGTTCTTGATGCTCTGCTGCGCCGTGCTGGCGATCTCGCCATACCCGCGCGAGTCATCGAGGCGGCGGCTGCGCCGCTCCTGCGCGAACAGTGTGTGCGGCAATTGCCCGTGCGCGTAGTTGAGCAATTCATGCCGCGCCACGGTCTCACTCAGGTGCGGGTGGAACACGGTGTAGAAGATGCCCGGCACGCCCTCGCGATCGCTGAGGCGACGGTACGCGTGGACCACGAGGAACAGCTTGCGGCTGTCCGTCGCGCCGCGGTTGGGCAGGATGCTGGCAAGCTGGCGCGTGTTGCGCAACGCGAACTGGAGATTGCCGAATTCCACATTGCCCTGCTGGGTTTCCAACACTTCTTCCGTCCACGCTTCATCCCAACCGTATTCCTTGGCGTGACTGCGGAACTTGCTTTCCCGCATCACCTCCACCTCATACACGTTGGCCTCGTCCAGGCTGCTGGCATCCGGGCTGAGGAAGATGTCTTCATTGGGGCAGCGGGCGATGACTTTGGGGCGGTTCAACACCACGGCGGGACGGGGGAACTGCGCCGCGCCCGTCAACGCCACGTCCTGCGCCACGCGCTCCAGGCGTCCGGACGGCACGTCTGGGAACAGCTCCGCGAGCAACACGGCCGCTTCCGGCGCGAACGTGGCATCAAACAACATGCCGGGCAGATCCGCAAACCGGGTGTCACCCTCCTGCAATTTCTGCATGGCCAACGTGGCGAGGCTCTCGCGATCCACCTGCTCGTACTGCAACTGGGTTTTCTTGCACCACACCGTGCTGAGGATGCCCGCGCCGCGTTCCAACAGGTAGTTGGCCAGCAGTTCGTTCTCGCCGCGCCGCTCGGTCATCTGCGTGGTCTTCATCCAACGCAGGAAATTGGTCATACGCGTGGCCCACGCCTCATCCGCGATCTCCGTGGCGTTCACCCGCACGCGCATCTTGTTGTCCAACGCCATGAGCATGGCCACATGCTTCTTGATATACTTGTCCACCAAGAAAACTTTTGCATCACTGCTGCCGGGCCAGGGGAACACCTGATCCTCCCCCCGGCGCGGCGTCCACTTGCGGCCATCGGACGATTGACCGGCCCAGATATTGTGGCGCGTCTCGAAGTTGAGCTTCATGCGGGTGAACAGGGAACTGTCCCGCTCGTTGAGGGTGAACTCAAAATCCTCGCGCAACTGTTCGATGTGGGGATCGTTGAGCGTGGCGACTTCGGAATGGCGCGCGATGGAACGCGTGCGCCCACGGCTGGTGCGTGTCTTCATAATCGGTGTGCGTGTGCAGCGTGGGCGGCTGCGGTTGAAAGGTTGGTAATGCGTTTCACGGTTTCTGTCAACATCCAATCTTATTCCGATTCAGCCCGTTCAAAGTTATCCGCGAATTCGATCACCGGCGAGCTGGTGATGTCATGCTCGACAAACAGGTCGGCGAACACTGGTAGCCCCTCTTCTTCCTGGGCAACGCCCTCCACCTCCACCTGTGTGCCATTGGGCGGACCGTGGGGCGGCACGGTCATGGAATCCGGGCACGCGGCGCGTGCCATGCAAACGAGGTCTTCACGGGTGACTTTGGCGGCGTATTCCGCCGGCACATCAATGGTCACCAACACGGGCAATGTTACAGTGGCTTTTGGCATGGTCTTGATCTTTCTTGGTTTTGGTTTCTTTGGGTCAAATCTCAACATCCAAACCCCAGCACCTTGGCTACGCTGAGTTTGGTGTATTTGTGGTAGTTGGTTTTGCACGCGCGTTTCTTGCCGTGCTTGTCCTTGCGTTTGTTCTTGGCGGCGTTGGGCACGGCCTTCACGCGGCCGTCCCGCACCTCGGCGGCCAGTTCCGCATCGCTCCAGCCGGTGGCCCATTTCACCTCCGCCGCCCGCAACAGCAGCGGCAGCCGGTCAAACACCGCCTGCGTCACCGGCTCATGGCTTTGGCGTAATTTAGGCATGGTAGAACTCCCTCACGCGCAAACCCTCCGGCCACTCCGCCATGTCCCCGCCTTTTTTGTCGCGGATTGAAGCCAAGCGATAGCCGTGTGATTCCGACCATCCCGCCCACTCAGGATTAGCCCCCAACTGCTTCACAAACACCGGCACACCCGACGCCTTGCACTGGTCTTTGATGCTGCGAATCCAATCCACGTTGCACGGCCTTGCGCCTGCGCCGGACTCGCCACCGATGATGATCCAGTCGAGTGCGAGAGCGATCTGTTCGGCGCGAGCGGGATGGATGCGGAAAGTTTTGAACAAATCCACCGGGCCAAGCAACGGCTCGACACTCAGCCCGCGTCTCGAAGCAGGAATCTTGAGCAATTCCGGGATGCGCTCGTCCGCCGCCTTCTGATTCTCTACGCTCGTGAGAACCATGATGTTTTTGGGAGCGTGACCGTCGTTTTTCCAACTTTCAACGAACCACCAGAAGTCATTCTCTTTGGTTTCCGGCCAGATGGTCGCGTCCTTTTCCATCCACGCATCAAGCAATGCCTTCATGCGTTGTTGAAACAACTCCGGCCTCTTCGTAACCAACAACCAGTCCACGTCCGGGCACTGCCGCACCACGTCCAACATCTTCGCCAGCCATTCAATCGGCACTTCCGGGTCGAGCCAGTCGCCAAGGCTCAGTGAGAAGATGCGGCGGCGGTGGCGCGTCTCGCACTGGCAATCCTTCGTCATGCAAATCTGTCCGGGATTCGCGTGTGCCATGCCGCAATCATCACAAATCCACGGCTGTCTGTTCAACTTATGCGCCAGCTTCACCGCCGACTCGTGCCACTTGCGCGGTGCGCCTTTGCCCCACTGTCCGAATGTGGTGAAGCGTCCCGCCAGTGTCTCTGCGTAACAATTCTTGCAGCCGTCAGAGACTTTCGTGCAGCCCGACCAGAAGTTGATCGTGTCGTCTGCCCATTGGATTTTTGTTTGCTCGCTCATAATTTCTTCAATAGCTCCCGCCCCCGCGCGTCTTCACCTTGCCTCCCATCACGATGTAATGCGCGCCGCGCGTGGCCAGATAGCGCAGCCCGTCCATGGGATCTTCACACGCGTCATCCGCCGTCTCGCTGTCGTTGGGCAGGCTGTAGGTGCTCAAGGCCCAGATGAGATTCCGGCACGCGCTGCTCACGTAGAGCTTGGGCGCGTTGATCAACGCCACGCGTTCCTCGCGCTCGTTGAAATAGAGCAGCTCGTTGATGGCGCTGATGCCGTCCCGCAGATCGAGGCCCGGCGCGGGGATGAAATTCATCGGCTCGGCGATGATCGCGCCCGTGCGCTCGTCCCGGTTCTGCGCCTCCAACTTGCTCACAAGATCGGCAAACGCGCCGTCGCTCGCGCTCTGGTTGCGCGCCGCGCGCGGGTCAATGAGCCGTTCAAAGATGATCTCGCGCAGGTCTTCCAAATCTTCCTCCGGCTCAGGCCAGCGCGCCGGACGCATCGCCCGCCGGATCCGCGCGCGATGGTGGGCGTCAGGGACGCCAGCCAATATTTTGTCCAATTCTTCCGCGCTCAACTCCGGCCTCTGACCTCCGGCCTCTGACCTCTGCCGCAACGCCAACGGCACGGCGATCTTCTCCAGTTGCAAGAAAAGGTTCTTGTACTGCGCCGGCCCGTAGCCGATGGTGGGCTGTGCCGGGCCGCGATCGCCATTCAACTTCTTGGGATTCTGCGAGACAACGGCCCAGTCTCCAAAATTCTGCCAGTCCGGCCATTCGCGGTAGATGTGGATGTCTCCCCCCGGCAACGCGCGCGCCCAGAACGTGAACCAGTTCCTTGCCCCGGCCGGATCGGTCACCATGTAGTTCGTGCCCTCGGCACTCACGGCTTCCGGCGGGATGATGTTCCACTCGCCAAACTTGGGGCAGGCACGCCCCCGCACGTCCTCGCAATAGCCGTAGGCGTTGCGCATGATGAAGTCCTTGTCGCGCCCCTCGCACACCTCGCGCAAGCCGCCCTTCTCGGCGTAACGGCTGAACGGATTGTCTGATGTGAACCGATGATAGATGCCCACCTCCACTTTGCCGTAAACACAACGGCGCACGCGGGGCATGTGACCCTTGGGCAGCCCGGGGATGTTCACGCGGTCGCTCAACAATTCCGCCGGGGCGCTCTCCACCGTCACCGCGCCGCGCGTCACGGCTTTGATGGCGGGCGTGATGCCGTCCTGCGGCGAATACATCCAGTGGATCTTCGCGCCCAGATCGGACACGCGGAAAATGATGTTGTCCAGCCAGGTCAGCGGACAGTTCTCGTCCAGCAACGCGCCGATGTCCGGCACGTCCGGATCGAGCGGGATGTCATTGCGTTCCTTGCCCAGTTTCCAGCCGAGATAATCGCTGGGATTCATGGTGTAGTTCAGGAAATGGATCTCGCACTCGTTGGGCAGGATCAACACGCCGTCAAAGCCCGTGGCGGGTTTGTAGTGGACGCGGAATTTGCAGTTGGGATCACGCGCGCCTTTCATGTTCAACGCCTGTATCTCTGGCGGCAGATTTTCCCACACAAGCTGCTGCAGGTTGGCGATGCTCGATTTGTCATTGTCCTGCATGCACCACCGTTTGGCCTTGCCGTATTTGAGGCAGCACTTGAGGAAACGCGGCACGCCGTCCACCGTCTTGCCTGCGCGTTTGCCGCCCGCCTCGTACACGATCTGATAGCGTTGCAACAACTCATCCACCACGCGCGAGCCGGGCAGGCGCAGGCGATGGTTCAACGGATCGCTCTTGGCCAGATCCAGCGCGTGGCGGCGTTCGTTGAGAAATTTCAGCAACTGCTCGCGCCGTGCCGGGTCGGCCATGGCCTCCGCCATCTTCTCCGCCGGCGGCAACGGCAACAACGGGTGCGGCTCAAAGACGCCGTGCGTGGCTGCGTTGGTGACAACGCGGCCATCTGTTTTCGGTTGTTGTTCGTTCTCGGTCATCATCTATCCAATGGTGATTTGATGCGGCGTTCTCGCCACAGGGTTGTAGTTGGGAAGGGTCTGCCGCAAACGGGCCAGTGGATCAGGCACGCTCTTGGCGTCCGCATGGCAATAACCCATGGTCGTGCGCGGGTCGGTGTGCCCCATGTGCTCCTGCAACGCCTTCACGTTCACGCCGCCGTCCAGCAGATGCGTGGCAAAGGAATGCCGCAACACATGCGGCGTGGTGGCAGGATCAATATTCAATCGCCGCCGGCTCTCGCGCACGGCCTGCTGCACCTTGCCGTGAGGCATCCGATACCGGACGATCTGCCGGGTGCGCGGGTGCGCGCATGGGAAGTGTTGCGGAAACACCCAGGCCCAATGCCATGACCACGGCAGTTCGGGATACTTCCCGCCCAGGCAATGATCTATCTGGATCGGTATCCGGTTGTGGGCATCCTGCTCAAACTTCTGATGCGCCACCACGATCTGCCGTTGCAACGGCACGATCAGGTCTTGAGGCAGGCCGATGACGCGATCCTTCTTGCCTTTGCCGCCGCGGATGATGATTTCATTCCTGCCGAACACGATGTCCTTCACGCGCAGATTCACCGCATCACTCAAGCGCAGTCCGCAGGAATAAAGCAACCGCGTCACCATCCGTGTGGGATAGCCGCTCACATCCCGCACATCATCCAGCAACCGCATCACATCTTGGATTGGCAACGCCGTTCGGACACGCTCAGGCTTGCAAGCGCGCAAAGCGTCCACCTTCTGCATGGGCCGGTTGAGCACGTTCTTGTAGAACCAACACACCGCATTGAACGCCACAGATTGCGTGCTTTCCGCCACATCACAATCCAGCACCAGATGCGTCAGCCAGTTCTCAAACTTCTTTTCGCTGGTCAGATCGCGCGGCTGCGAATACGTGAACCGAAGAAAGCGGCGGACAAAATGCAGGTATTGCCGTTCCGTCGTCAGCGGCTTGCCTTGTAGTGCCATCCACTTGCGTCCTTGCTGGATCAACACCTCAATGTTTTGTTCCCGTGTCTTGTTCATTATACGAATGGGTTGGTGCATAAACAGTGTTAGCTGCCAGTATCCGATTACACGTTTCCCGACAGTTCTTTGATGTGCATAGAAGCTCAGGGTTCATTCCGCAGATGTAGAATCCCGTGCCAAATTTCGCCATTGACTCAGCCTTCACCTTTTCGGGCGGGAGTAGGTCTTGAAATCTGTCACGGCTACAGGACTGTGAGACGCCTGCTTTTCGGCAGAGCGTGTATTGCCGGCGAAATGTCCAGCCAACTTGGTAGGTGGCAGCTAACCATTCGCTGATGCCAACGCCTGGAGGCGTCGGCAGTTGGATGTCTTTGGAGGTTTTCATCAGTGAGTTAATCGCAGGCGTGGCATAGCTCAAGCGTTAGGCTCTTAGCCGCAGGATTTGCCAGATCGTTTTGGGTTGCTGGCGCAGCCGAAGCTTTTCGCAGAGCATTTGGCGCATCTCTATTTTTGCTTCGTCGCGCTCCTGTTCAGCTTCCTTCAGTTTGGCGCGGAGGTCGCTTATCGTCGTGGCATCGGTTTGCGTGTAGTGCTGGCCGTGGCCGTTGGGGCAGTAGAATGAGTCGCCATCTCTTTTTCGGAGAGCTTGGAGTTCTTCATCCATCGCAAACACTGTGCCGCACTTGCAGCAGGTTTCTTCGACTGTATTTACGGTTTTCATAATTCGACGAGCCTAACCCATCGCTGCAGCGAACTCGCCACCAGCTTCTACGTTCTTTGATTCAGTCATTTTGTTCCTTTTCGTTGCGCTCAGGCTGGCCATCACTGGCGAGTCGCTGAGCTTGAAATGTTAGACCTATTCTAGCACGTTGCCGGATTCATCCACGAATGCGGGTCTCGGCGGGCGAACATTGCACAGAGCTTGCACCCACGCTTTCCCCATCGGCGTCGTCTTGTAGTTATTTTTTGTGTCCGGTTCGATTGCCCCAAGATGGAGGAACATCATGATTGCATCCTTGACCGCTCCGGCTTCGAGGCGAGGATGAGGTCTCGGGCATGTATGGCAGTGGAGCAGCACTTCGATATTGCTTGGTGAGTATATTGTTTCCATAGTTCGCGGGTCTGTCATTCCACAATCTCCACGCGCAACCCATGCGCCAAAGCCGTATCTGCGGTGATCGTTGAGCCAACCTGGTAATTGCCGGCCACAACGTGATAAAATTGCTTCGGCGCAACTCCGAGTGCTAGTGCATCATGCAGCGACGGCCATAGGTGTGCCTCCTTCAGCACCACCCAATTCTCATCGACGGCATTTTGCACCGCGATCTTTTGCGCGCAGGTCAACATATTATTCCTTGTCCTTAAAATGTTCGTTGATGATGTCGTCAGCCTGGTGCGCTGCGGCCATGATACCGCCCACTACCAGCGTCAGCAGGGCGAGGCCGCAAATGATAAAGATAGTTAGAGCGATGGGATTCATAATCAGCTCACTGCTGGAATGTTGTCATACATCGGGATTCCGGTTTCGATAGTGTATTTCCCGTTCTGGCATACGCCACCGAGCGGAATCCACCCTTTCGATGATGGCGACACCTTATGGCAAATGCGGAGCAGCCGAGCCTTGCGAAGCTGATTGCCAATTTTGTGAGCTTTACGTTGCGATCTTGTCATAGATAGGACTCCAGTTTCTTGATTGCAGTTTTCGTCGTTGCAGGACACTTGCTCAAATTGAAGCCGCGTTTTGAGAGTCCGCCGAATCCGACGTTATACGCGGCATATAACATCTGCGGAGTTTGTGGGATGTTGCGCGAACCAAGACGCGCGGCGAGAATGTTAAAGTAAATTCGGGCAGCGCGCCGGGACTTTTCCCGATCCAATGCGCCGGTCTTGTAATCCCCTAATAACGGATTAATTTTTAGCGCATCCTCCCACGCGGCCCGGTGAAGTTGAAACTGCCCAAGCGCCTTCCCTGAATCGCCCACGGCGTTCAATCGGCCGGAGCTTTCCACCATTGCCACGGCATTCAAGAATTTCTCAGCGACTTGGGCAGAGCAGGGGAGGGCGAACAACAAAGCCAGCACAATCCAGACAACCACATTCCCGCCATCCAACAACGCGACGGGCTCATCCGGCAAACACTCCGAGCACAACCCATCGTCATTCAGCGCGGTGTAGTGATACCGCTCACCACAACTGGCGCAGGTGGCCAGTTCGTCAGCAGCGGTCGGCGGTTGGAAGCGGTCGGTGTTCATTTGGTTATGCTTGAAATGTTGTCGTGGCGTTTCGGCTCACTTTGATCCCTTCTTTTTATGGGCCGTGAGCCGCTTTGCGGAATAGCCTTTCCTGATTAGGTAAGGCCGGAGGGCTTGATTGCAGATAAATTTTAACTTGATGCCGTCTTCCTTGGCGCAAGAAAGCATGTCTCTTACATCTGATTCAGGTTCAAAACTTGTAACTGCTCGACTCATCGTGTAATGCTTGTATTACACTTTTATTTTTGGCGCAAGAATTATTTTCAGAAATCTTTGAAGTGCTGAAAAACATGTCTCCCAGGCGGCCCGAATGGCGTGAAGTTGCTTCTTCCGCGTAAGGGTAAAGTGCGTTCCACTCCGCGTGCCGCCGCTGACAACCACACGTCGCCTTGAACAACTTCAAATGCCATCGCTTGAACCGCTCGCTGTTCGCCTCACCAATCAGCCGATGCACTGTGTCCCCTACCCCCCGATCTTCATCCTTGCGAAGTTTGGCAATGGCATTAGCCCATGCAGGCCACGTTGCCCGCGCTTGCGGCACGGTGTATTTTTTAACTAGGCTGGCATACGCGCATGCGGATAGCGTTACCACCCCATTTGCCACTTCGCCAGCACCCACCACATCGTCGTAATAGCCTCTTGGCCTAAATGCGGCCCGCGATTTAATTTCCGAAATGGCGATTTTTACGGGGCGAGACTGCATGAACAATCATCTCCATCAGGCAGCGGCGATGCGCCGTTGGTCACATCCCCCGTGTAGTGCCAAACCAATGTGTCTGCCGCGATTTCCGACTCCGAACCAGACAAATAAAATTGTGGGCGTGGGCTGATAATCAATCCGGAACCAGTCTCGCAGATTGGCGCGTGATCGGTGTAGCTCCCCCCATCCGCCCGCGTCCGTTGATACCCTCCCCACCTGACGCACATGTGTTTTCCGGTCGCGTAAAACATCTGCTGTGATAGAGTGCTGGCCGAATAAGGCCAAGACGCTCCTTGTTCTGCAATAATGGGGTGAACCGCAATTTCCGTTTCCGAAAAAACGCAGTCTTCGGCCATGCCAGCCCAATCACTGTCGGTGTGATAGACAGTCACCTCGTCCGCACCGGAAACTGTGAAGTTCGACAAGTCGTGGAAATTGCTTTGCGATACCGTTGCTGAAAACCGATTGGTGAACACCCCAGTTATCACGACGGGAAGATCGAAATGGTTTGTCACCTGCCAATAGGGCGGCATTGCCTCCCGAATGAAACGCAGCTTTCCCTCATCGACATCCGCCAATGAACCCATTGCGTAGTCATCAATCAGCGTATCCAGACGTGCGCCAATGTCCTCAGTGTTTTCATTCGACACCTCCACCGTCCAGATGCGGACAAACGGTCCTCCTATCGAAACCGTCTTTGATGCCGACAGAATTTCCCCGCTGCCAAATTCGGATTTGTAATTCGCGAAGTCGATATCCAACTGCCCTATCGCCGTGGCCCACTGCGAACTCGACATGTTCGTCGTCTCGGTGAAGTCTATCGCCCCAGTGAGCGGGCTGATGTTAATCGTAATCTCGTATGAATGCCCGGTCAGCGTGTTATAGTAAGAGATATACTTGGTTTTGAAACGGCGCGTGTCCATCAGCGTCGTCTCATTGGTGCCAAGCCGAGTGAAACCATGTCGATAAGCCGCCACCACAATCGACTTCTGCACACAACCACAACAGCAATTAAGCAACAGGTTCATTCCACTTATTCAGCAAGCAGGATTCGGTTTTCAGCGCGGCCTTTTTGAAGACCCGGCCATCCAGCCAGCCAGCATTTGCAGATTTGGCAACGCCGATATTCCCGGATGCGCTCCACGGATTCGCAGGTGTCACAGATGGCCAGTCGTCGGGCATTTTCTGCTGGCGAAACCAACAGGCCATTCCCACCGATAACGCTGACGGTGGCGCGCATCGCTGCTCCGGCGGCATTCGCCAATACTCGGCCCGGCGATGGCCCGCAGTTGCACATTAAACAGGCGCTTGCGGCTCTTGCGGGTGAACGATCACATCCGGCGGGAGATTCAAATCCTTCCTGGCTTGGGCCTTGATCGCTTCCGGGCTCGCAGCGTCGATCTCATTGATGAAATCAATGATGTCCTGCTTGGATGGGACCCATCCCTCGGGCTTTCCAAGACGGACGCGCACGATCTCCGCAATGATGTTTACGGCAGCAATTCCAGCGGCGGTTAAAAGTTCATTCATAAGCTGCGAATCAAGATGATTAAGTTGTTCCTGAGAGCATCAACGCCTTCAGGCGTGACTGCCGACCAATCGTTTTGCGCGGCGGAAAGGGCCAGCTTGATTCCCACCCGGAAGGCATTCCAAGCGCGGTCAATGTCCTGCTGGTCGCGCAGGCTTACCTTTCCTTGAACGGCCAACTCCGCATAACTGCGATAAATTGCCAAAGACGTGTTCCATGTATCGCGCAGCGTGTAATACTTGGCCGCCTCTGCGGTTGTCGTGGTAGTCGTCTGGCATCCAGTAATAACGGCAGGCGTTACTAAAAGCGCAACCGCCAGCAGGGCAATTTGAAATAGATTTTTCATTTTCGTAGTTTCATTGTGTCGGCGGCTGGTCACTCGGCTTAATCGCCTGGATGGTGTTGGCGGTTGCAGAGTGCAACCCCGTTGCGCCCGCAACCGTAATCAAGGCCATGATCCACTGCCGCGGGTCAGCCCACCCATGGGTTAGCCACTGGAACAGCACGCCGCCGAGAATCCAGGTGATGAGCGGGATGAGTTCGTTTTTAACCGGGGTGTAGTTTTTGATGACGCCGCCAAGCAGCAGCACAAAGGCTACAACCATCCCCATGTCGCCCGAATTTACAGTTAGGTTATCCATAATTTGGTCCTTATTTGATCGTTAGGTTTCGCACATCATTGGCAATCAACCGGAACTTGGTCAGGTCGGCGTCGGTGAACTTCTTCGTGAAACTGGCAAAAGACATGAACGCGAAATGCCCGTTCCGGATGCCGATAAACACCAGGTAGGCATCAACGACGCCTT